GGGGGCTTACTTTCCGGACAAGCCGCCTAAGCCGGACGACTCCGTTTCTCTGGTCGAGACCGGAACCCATACTTTTGGCCGAGTGCCCATCCTCAAGCTCGAGCTCCCCGAGGGGCTCTGGGCTATGGGAAAACTAGAGTCGCTGGCGCGAGAGCATTTCAATAAACGCAACGCTTTAGCGTGGGCCGAAGCCAAAGCCCTTTTGCCCGTACTGTACGAGTTCCTCGACAACGATCCGGTAGCTATGGCTATGGGCGGCGATGCCGGAGAAGAAGACCGCGCGGTCAGTCAGATGCGCTCCCCTGCGCACGTACAGGTCCGTATGAAGGGCGACGACGTGAAGTGGGTAGCCCCTACCGATGCCCCGTTCCAGCACGCCCTCGACAGCACCAACTCGCTACGCGACGAGATGCACCGAGTGGAGCACCAGATGGCCATGGCCGCTGATACCCGCGGCGCACTCATTCGCCGAAGCGGAGAGTCGAAGAAGTCCGACGAAAAAGCAACTATGGTGATCATGGACGCTATCGGAGACATCTCTAGAGACTTTGCCCGTGATGTCCTGGACGCGGTGGCTTACGGCCGAGGAGACGGCATGCTCGATTGGAGCATTACCGGCATGTCAGAGTTCCAAGGAGTCGACCAAGGTGGTATACTAGAGCAGGAGTCCTTGCTCGATACCGCTGTGGATGTACCGTCCCCAACATTCAAACGTATTCGCAAGTTCGCAGTGGCAAAATCCCTTCTGGGGGACAAGGCTAGCGCCGAAGACATTGAAGAAATCAAAGACGAACTCCGCGACTACTATTCTCCAGAGGCTGAAGCAGCGCGAGAGGAAGCGCTCCTTGCCGGAACGCAGGGATCGGCGTCCGAGGCTGTCCAGCGGTATGCTGCGTCGCAAGCTGGGCCTCGTCCCGGGTCAAGCCCTCCCAAAGACCGCAACAAAAAGTAAACCCGACGATTCCGTAAAACCGAATGCCGACGAGGAATCTCATCCAAGGCCTCCTGGACCAAACAAGCCGGGAGGTCGCGCTGCTAGGCGCCGCAGAAAGAAGAGCCGTATACCGGGTTCTCAGGCAAGCCGAGGTAGAGCTTTCCGCCGATCTCAACGCGTGGCTCGCGGGCGTAGATAGGAAAGACACCTACACGGCGCAGAAGCACGCCAGCTTGCTGCGTCAGATAGGCCCCATGCGAGAGCGTCTTTCGGAGTTGGACCCGGAGGTGTACAAGGCCCTTTCGCAGTCTGGCGTCACGGCCGGAGCTATGGCCACCGCGCACGCGAAGTTCGAGGCCGAGCGCCTGGCGGACCTATTTGACAAGAACCCTGTCCCTGTTAACCTGGATGTAGCTGCCGTGTTAGCAAAGAATGACAAGTCTCTGATGAGGAGACACGCTCGTCACTCTAAGAAGTACTCCAGAGAGACGCAGAAGCACATTTCCCGACACCTGGCGGTAGGGGTCCTACGCCGAGAGACGATTGACCAGATGACCACGCGGCTGGCCAAGCTCTCCAAACAGCCAGTTTTAGACTCCGCCACCGGCGACATGGCCGCAAACGGCCTGTTTAACATGTCCCGGCATAGCATAAACCGCCTAGTTCGGACCGAAGCTATACACGCATATAACGTGCATCACCTTGAATCCATTAAAGAAATGGGTATGATGAAGCGCTGGGATTCGTCTTTGGACCGAAGAGGGTGTATAGTCTGTAGGGAACTGGATGGTAAATCAGTACCTCACGATAAAGATTTTCCAGGAGGATTCGCCCACCCGCCGGCGCATCCTTACTGTAGATGCGCTTTGGTCCCGTGGGATTCTTCATGGGACCACCCCTCGTTACCTTCTGAAGGTACCGAGTTAATCGAACCCCCGGGTACTGGGGAACCCTAAACATAGGAGTACGATATGTCAGACGAGAATAATAACGAGAACGAAGCGCCGGAGACTCCGGCACCTCAATTGACCAACGAAGCCAAAGACTTCATCATCAAGACTGTGAACGCAGCCGTAGGCGGAAGAACCGGACGACTAGAGAAGAAAGTCGAAGAGATGTTTGCTGGTCTTTCGGAGACCCTAGCGGCTCGAACGGAGCCCGCTGAGGTCGGAGAAGTCAAGGAAAGCGCCAACGACATCCAGGTAAAGCAGCTACAAGCACGTCTGGATGAGGAAATCCGGCTTCGAAAAGAGCACGAATCGGCCGTAGTCGAGAAAGAGACCCGAGGCTATATCCGCGAAACCCTTGAGAAAAAGGGAGTAACCGGGGCTAGGGCCAAGGCTGCCATGGCTATGCTTTACACCGAAGACAAGACCATTCGCCGAGGCGAGGACGGAAATGTCTACTTCTACGCCCGAGAGCGAGGCGTCACGGAGCCCATCCCTCTGGACCTGGAGAGCGGCATTGACCGGTTCCTCAGCACCGACGAGGGCAAAATGTTCCTCCCGGCCCGTGAAGTAGGCGGATCCGGCACCACGGGAGGCCGAGCTCCGGGAGCTCCTTCGAACGAGCCTTCCGACGCCGATCTCCTCCGACAGCTCGGAGAGTTCATGGCCAGCGGCACCGGAGAGTAATTCCACCCCTATATTTCGGTATAGGCCGCCCCTAGGGTTCGCTCTAGGGGCTAATTTTTTGACATAGTTCTTGACATCAGGTAGCATTATCGTACGTCTACCTCCGTAGACGCACACCTCGCAGAGGTGCACGCTTGTCCGGCGTTACTGGACGCCGAACACAAAATACACCTTTAATTTAATTAGCGAGGAAATAAAATGGCTCAAGTGACCTTGGCTACAGTTCTTAACGCGCTTGCATCGCGCTTTAAGTCTCAACTGTCCAACCAAATCAACCGTGCCTCCGTTCTCGCCCAAGTTCTTCCTGTAGGCGCCGGCACTGGTAAAAATATCCAGTGGGTTGCGCGAACGGGTTCGGCGTTGGGATCGAGCATTGCGGACGGCGCAGACGTAACTGTATTTAACAACGACGACAAACGACCTGCTGTTCTTCAGTACGGCGTTTACCACGACGCTTTCTCCATCACGGGTAAAGCTCTCGCTGGTGCTCGAGCAGCTGGTAACCCAGAAGAGCTCGCGTCGCTTTTCCTTGACGAGCTTGGCGATTCTGTAGAGCGTCTTGCTTCTCGTCTCAACATCGATTTCTGGTCCGGCGACGGCACCGGAGAGAACATGTTCGGTCTGCTTGCTGCAGCTGGTGGTCTTCAGGACTCTGGCGTTTACGCAGGAATCGACCGCGCTGCTGTTGCTCAGTGGCAAGGCAACGTTCTCGACAACGCAGGTACGGGCCGAGCTCTGACCTTCGACGTTATGCGAGAAATGCGCCGAACGATCTACGAAGCCTCGGGTGAGAAGCCTGACCTTATCGTATGCTCGCCTGCACTTCACGAGAAGTACGGCCGTCTCTTCGGAGCAGAGCGACGATACGTCGATCAAATCCGTATGCGCGGAAACACCATCCGACTGGACGGTGGCTACCAGGTTCTTGAGTTTGACGGAATCCCCGTTATCGAGGACAAGGACTGCCCGACCGAATCAGCTACGCAGCACCAGATGGTATTCCTTAACTCGCGTCACGTTGAGATCATGCAACTTGCTGATCAGAGCGACCGAGTCAATAACGGACTGTCGATGGCGCGCCTTGGCGGAACCCCCGAAGAGCACATGGGCTCTGGTGAGTTCGGTCTTCAGGCTCGCGTTCAGCCTCTCGCAATCACCGGCGACGCGTACAAATTCGCTCTGTACGTCTACCCGCAGGTTTGCGTGAAGCGCCCGAACGCTTGTGGCGTGATCAAAGATCTCGACCCAGCGCTGTAATCTATAGCACCCCCAGGGCGATCTCTACGGGCTTTTCCCTCTTTCGGCCCCGCAGTAGAGATCGCCCCTTTTTCAGGATTTATCTCATGAGTAAAACGATTAAACTAAAGAACTTTAGCGACATTACCTATCGGTTTGAGATTGGCTTACTTCCCGGACAAGCTCCGATGAAGTATGAGGTAGCTCCTGGAGAGGTATGTGAGGTCCCGAGAGGCTACTACGAGTCCTCTACCAAAGGCCGACGCTCCATGATTCAGCGACGAGCCCCTGGTCTTCGTCCAGCTGATTCCAAAGCCGAAGTGAGTAAGAAGGCAGAGGCTCCTAAGGCCAAGCCAGCTCCGGCTAAGAAGAAAGCCGAAGTTAAACCTTCCCCCGCCAAGCCAGCCGCGAGCAGCGATTCCCTCTTCAAAGACCCCGTAGCGGAAGTCAAAAAGACCAAGAAGAAGTGGGCAAAAGCTCGAAAGTCGGATAAATAATGGCACTGACCGCTCAGCAGCGCGCCGACGTGCGCACAGCACTAGGCTGGTCAGCTCGTTTTCACCAGTTTGACTCTCGCCTAGAGCAAGCTTTCGACGCCCTGGCCACCGAGCCTGAGCACGAAACGCAAGTCATCGCCCTCCTCGCCGAGGTGGTTGACATTAAGACTAAGCTTAAGGACGCACACAAACGCCTCAAAGCCCTCAAAGTTGGCTCAATTGAACTCAACGCTCTGAGGATCGAACTAACCGGCCTCCGCCTAGAAGGCATGAGGCACACAGCCGAGCTCGCAGCAATCCTGGGAGTAGAGCGTCGCCATAACATTTTCGGATCCGGCTCGTCGTCGACGTTCGCAGGATTTAAAGGACCTTACCGAGGAGACAAGAACTTCATCGGATAGTTTCCTAGTTTCATAGAGGAATCAGGCCGAGAGGTAAGACGCCCTGTAGTGTAGACGAAAGGCGCATCCGGTTCTAACATCCCCGCACTAGATTCCGCGCGGAGGCTACGTTGCTCGATCCTTACGGGTTGGGTGTGCCCCCGCGTAGCCTCTGCGCTTTTTATTATGCCCAAGAACTCCATATTAGGTAACAACTTAGTCGACGATCTAGTGCCTGACGTCATTGACGACTTGCGCGACGAGCTTCATGATCTGTTTGGAGTACGGGCATACGAGGTCAGCCTGGTCAAACGGAGCTGGTCCTCAGGAATAATAGGAGACGGCACCATGACCGACGACGAAGAGGTCCTTGTGCCTCGTCCCTTGGTCGAGTCGTGGAACATAGAGCTGCAGCAGGAGCCGTGCGGATTAGAAGAAGCCGGTACGGTAATCCTCCGAGAGGTTTCCCTGGCTTACAACCACACCGACCTTCTGGCTTGCGCCGCTCCGGAAGGCACAGAGTTCCTATACAAGATCACCGAGGGCCACGGACAGGACAACCCTCCTAGGTACTTCGTCCTCGACAAAGCCCCATACGTAGACCGCATCCAAGATATGGGATGGGTCATCTGGCTTCGGCACGTGGAGACCATATGTCCATAAAGCTGAAACCAGGACAGCTCCACAAAGACCTAGAGAAGCGCATGCGCAATCTCAAAGTCGACACGGAGAAAGCCACCCGTAAGGCCATGTTCCGCGGAAAGGCCCTTTTGACGCGCCGCACACCCGTTGATACGGGGCAGATGAAGAACTCGTGGCAGGTCAAAGGGGATATTCTGCTGAACGATGCTCCTCATGCAGGCGTCATCGAAGAAGGAGCCCGTCCTCACAAGGTATCCAAGGAGGGAATCGAGGCCATAGCCCGCTGGGCTCAGCGTCGCCTAGGGGTTTCCGAAGAGGAAGCCAGAGGAGTGGCGTTCGGAGTAGCTCGCAAGCTGGCCAAAGAAGGACAGAAGGGCCATTACATCGTCCGCGATGCCATGGACGAGCTTCGTAGTTTTGTGGTCAAAGAGATAGTCGCTGAGATACGCGCGCAGGCAGGAAAGAAGGCGTAGATGTCTGGAATCCGAATAAAAGCCCTTGATAAGCTGTCGGCCTTGCTTGAGTGCGAAGTCAAGGAGCTCAAAGGCAAGATCTGCGCCGGTCCTTCAGGACGCGACCACCGTTTATCTTATCCTAGCTTAGCTATTAACCCCCTTCGCTTTGCTTTTGAGCCTCATCAGGCTACCTTCCGCGATCCCACTACCGGAGAGTGCTACGAGACAGCCCTTAATAAACAAGCACTTGTAAAGGTAGGGGATTGGGTAGGTACCATTGAGCTGCGTCTAGGGGCCCGAACCGCGGCAGCCCGCTGCCGTCTCGAGGAGGACATCGAGACCGTGTTTCTCGGCGGGTTCTCCTCTTTCATGGCCGGACGTACAGACCCGGTGGCCGGAGAGTGCGCCCGCGTTGGTGTGGCTCTTGTAGATATTCCGGAGTGTTACGGGGCTCGAGTTTCTTTCGAATTGGAAGATTCTGTCTGGGAAAACGAGAAAGTATTCAACAAACAATGGTATTCTGTATTACGCATTACAGCAATTATCCCTGCGTTTGTGCTTAAGTCCCCCGTCCATACGATAGACACCCTGAAACTGTCGTTAACCGAAGATTTAGAAACGGTTGCCACGCCCACGAGTGGTCCCGAGTCTGAAACCGTAAATATTGCCGAAGACGGCACAATTAGCTAACTAACTGGAGAAACCCCCAAATGCCTGGACCCTTATTCACAACAAATCCGAGTGAGTTCACTCGGCTCGAAGGCGTCTACATCTTCGAGCAAGATCCTCCTGGCTTCATCAGCGGTGTTTTCTTAGGCGTTGTTGCCGTCGCTGGCGAAACGACCCGAGGACCCGTAGATGTGCCTGTTCTTACGGAACCAACTGAGTTCGAATCTATCTTCGGACCTGGAGATTCTCAAGTTCGTCGTTTCCTGATGAACAAACCCTTCGGCCAGATCGTTGTCGTTCGTGCCGCCGCTGCCGCTGCTGCCGCTGCCGAGAAGGACTTCGAGACCTTCATCAACGTAGCTGCCTCCAGCCCTGGAGCCTGGGGTAACGATCTCACGGTCGCCATCGAGGACGCTACTGATGGTAACGCTAACCACTTCAACCTAGTGGTCAGCTACCAAGGAGAGGTAACGACTTATGAAGACCTCGACGTCACAGCCGGTAACAACAACCTTGCTTCTAAGCTCGGTAATTCTATTAGCAACCTTATTGTGGTCACTAAGCTAGCCGACGGCCGGCCCACCAATGCTGCCGCTGCTGCTCTCGACGACACGGCCGGCTCTGATGGAACGATTGCTGACACGGACTACACCGGCGCTGGACGCGCTATCGAGCAGGCATCTGCCTACCGAGGCGCTGGCATCGTAGCTGTAGCCGAGCTTGCTAACGCCACCATCAACGCTAAGATGCTAGCTGAAGCAGCCGCTTCTAGTGACCGCATGTTCCTAATCTGGAACGGGAGCCACACCGCTGATGTCACGGCTGTTGTCGCGGACGTTGCTAACTACCGGTCTGATCGAATTGTTTACGCGTACAACTCGCCCAAAACGTTCGACTTCCAGAACGGCGTAGAGATCACGACTCCCCCTCACGCGTGGCTGGCTTCGGTCATGTCCCAGACGGACGTCGACATCAACCCTGGCGAAGAGAGCACCAAGCGCTTCACAGCAGGAATGTCCGGACTTTCGTTCGAGGCCCTGTCTCGTAACAACTACGTCTCTCTCCGCGAAGCCGGCATCGCCGCTTTTGAGAAGGATGTCGATGGCGGATTCCTTCTGGTATCGGCCGTTACCACGGACCTCACCTCCGGGAAGACCCAGATCACGCGCCGACGAAGCGCGGACTTCTTGCAGCTGTCGGCCGCTAGTCGCCTTCGCTACTTCATCAAGAAGAAGAACACCCAGCAGAACCGAGCCCAGATGGCTGCCGAGCTTATCGCTTTCAGTGACCAGCTTCGTAACCAAGGCCGGATTGTTGAAGACTTCGAGGTAGACAACACCTATCGAGTGTATCCTGTGGCGAGTGCGTCTCATCGGGCACATCTTGCACCTGGTATTGAAAACAGAAATCGGTGAGACTGTCACCATCACAGAGGAATAGCTCTTGAATATCCTGAAGCTCTTCGAAAGACATATCCATCCAGAACCAAACACAGGTTGTTGGATATGGACCGCTCACGTCGACCGAGACGGATATGGGCGTTGGTCTACAGGATATAAAAGAAAACTGTATAATACAGATATGGCTCACCGCGTTTCCTACGAGACGTATGTAGGACCTATATCGAACGATCTAGTGATTGACCACCTTTGCCGAAATCGAGGGTGTGTCAATCCAGATCATCTACAGCCTGTTTCTCCTCAAGAGAATGTATCTAGAGGAGAACGAGCTCATAGAGTCTACTGCGTGAATGGTCACGCTTTTACTGAAACAAACACTAGGGTTTGCTACTCGACCGGCAAGGCCAAAAGGGTCTGCAGAGAATGTAAGAAATTAAGAATGCGAGCCTATCGAGACAGCAAAAGGAGAAACAAATGTCATTAAGAATTCGCGGCCAAGAGGCCGTATTACAGGTGCTCGTCGACGGCGCGCCCCAGGAGGGATCGTGGATCAAAGTAAAGGACTTTACGGCAACCCCTAGGCACGACCTCATCGAGGAAGACTACCTG